ATGAAGCAAACTCTCTCCCCGTTGGCCCTCCCCCTAGGTGGTGACGCGTGGCGGGTCGAGGGAAGGTGACGCGGTTGGATCCGCCGGGGTCGCTGGACCTGGTGTCGGCGGTGCAGGCTGCTGCGGATTCGATGGGGTGGCTGGACCCGGCGGATCGGGCGATGCTGGCGCTGGCGTTGCGGTATGCGCAGACGATCGAGGATGCGCACCTGTTGGCTGAGCGTCTGGCCGATCTGGACGTGTCGGATCGGTCGCAGTCGATCTTCAAGCGGGTCGAGGCGCTTGAGGCGATGGCGGATGCGCAGAAGGCGATCGGGTGGATCGGGCCGCATTTGGCGAACGCGTTGAAGTCTCTTGGTGGTGCGCCGGCTGAGCGTAAGGCGCTGGGGGTGGAGGAGGCGGTTCGTGGCCGTCTCGCGGAACTCCGGTCTGCTCGGCGCCGAAACGCCAAGGGTGTGGACGCCTCCGCTTCGTAAGTTGACGCCTCGGACGTCTCGTGGGTTTGAGGCTGCGACGTTCGCTCGGGACGTGTTGGGGATTGATCTGTTCCCGTGGCAGCGGTGGCTGCTGATCCATCTGCTTGAGCTGCTCCCGGACGGTTCTTACCGGTTCCGGACCGCTGTGGTGTTGGTGGCGCGGCAGAATGGCAAGACGACGCTGATGCAGATCCTCGCGTTGTGGCGGATGTATGTGGACGGCGCGAGCTTGGTGATTGGGACGGCGCAGAACCTCGACGTCGCTGAAGAGGCGTGGACCGGCGCGGTCGACATGGCCGAAGGTGTTCCCGAGCTTGCGGCGGAGATCGCGGCGGTGGACCGCACGAACGGCAAGAAGGCGTTGCGGTTGGAGACGGGGGAGCGGTACAAGGTCGCTGCCGCGTCCCGTCGCGGCGGGCGTGGCCTGTCGGGTGATCTCGTGCTTCTGGATGAGCTGCGGGAGCATCAGACGTGGGACGCGTGGGGCGCGGTCACGAAGACGACGATGGCCCGCCCGAACCCGCAGATCCTGTGCCTGTCCAACGCGGGCGATGAGATGTCGGTGGTGTTGGAGCATCTCCGGCAGCAGGGGTATGCGACGGTCCACGGTGAGGGTGAACGGTCCCTCGGCATCTTCGAGTGGTCGGCTTCCCCCGGCTGCGCGATGGATGACCGCGCTGGGTGGCGGCAGGCGAACCCGGCGCTCGGGTATGCGGCGTTCGGCGAGGCGTCGATCCTGGCTGCGCTCGCTACGGACCCGGAGCAGGTGTTCCGCACTGAGGTGCTCTGCCAGCATGTCGCGGCGATCTTGCCGCCGCCGATCCCACCCTCCGCGTGGGAGGCCCGGGGTGGTGCCGCTGGCCGCCCGGACGGCCCGTTCACGTTCGCCGTGTCGGCGTCATGGCCAGATGCCAAATGGGGCTCCATCGTGGTCGCCGGACAGTGCGGCGGCGAAGTGTACGTGCAGCTGATCGACTACAAGCCGGGGACGTCGTGGATGCCGGCACGGCTCAAGGAACTCCGCGATGAGTGGCAGCCAGCTGTGGTGGTCCTCGACGACAAGGACCCGGCCGCGATCGAGAAGGCCGCGATCGAGAAGGCCGGCGTGGCGCTGACGCCGTTGACGTTGACCCAGTCGGGGCAGGCATACGGGATGTTCATCGCCGCAGCGGCAGGTGACGCGCCCTACCTGCGGCACTACGACCAGCCAGCGTTGCAGGTCGCGCTCGAGGCCGCGCAGAAACGGCAACGCGGCGACGCGCACACATGGGACCCCAGAGGCTCGACGGACATCAGCCCGGTAATCGCCGCTACCAACGCCCTGTTCGGGCTCGCGACTCACGCCCCGCCGGTGTTCTTCGGCGCCTGGCGATAAGACGGAAGGCGACACAGTGACGGTTCTGGAACATGTGCCGCTCGAGCGGATCAACACCGAAGCCAAGCAAGTCCAGGTCGGGCGGCTGCTGCTGACGCTGCTCGCCGGGGTCTTCTACCTGATCGGGTGGATGGTCGCGAAGCTGCTCCTAGGCGTGGTGTGGTGCTGCGTCGCGGTGAAGGTCGGCTACCTCGAGGCCGGCGGCCCGGTCCGGAAGGCTCGTACTCGTGGCCCTGCTGGATAGGGTCACCGCGGCACTGCCTGGCGGCGAGTCCCGGTCGGGTATCGACCAGTGGGTGCAGGATTTCCTGCTGCCGACGTCGTTCGGGTACAACGGGCAGACGTACCCGATCGGGGTGAACACGTCCTACGGGGCGACGCGGGCGCAGGAGATCGACCGGTCGTTGCCGGGGTTCGCTGCGGCGCTGCGCAGGTGCCCGCCGGCGTTCGCGGCGCAGATGGTCCGGGCGTTGGTGTTGTCGCAGGTGCGGTTCACGTTCCGGAACCTGCCCTCGTCGAACTCGCCGCGGCGGACGTTCGGGACGCGGGACCTGAAGCCTCTTGAGCAGCCGTGGGCGAACGCGACCACGGGTGAGCTGGTCACGAAGATGGAGTGGCACGCCGGCCTGGCGGGGAACTCGTATGTCACGAACTACACCCCGGGCCGGTTGCGGGTGCTGCGGCCGGACTGGACCGCGATCGTGTACGGGTCGGAGTCGGAGCCGGAGTATCCGTCGCAGGCTCTGGACGGGAAGCTGCTCGGCTACATCTATCAGAACGGCGGGATCTTCTCTTCGCAGGAGACGAAACCGCAGATCCTCACGGTCGGTGAGGTGGCGCATTGGTCGCCGATCCCTGACCCGCTGCATGCCGGGATCGGGATGTCGTGGGTGACGCCGGCGATCCGGGAGATCCAGGCCGATTCGTTGACGACGGACCACAAGATCCGGTTCTTCGAGAACGGCGCGACCCCGAACCTGGTCGTGAAGGGCCTGACCGCGGCGTCGCGGGAGCAGTTCAATCAGCTCGTCGACATGATGGAGGAACGTCACGCCGGGGTGCAGAACGCGTACCGCACGCTGTATTTGACGCAGGGCGCGGACGCGACGGTGGTCGGGTCGGATCTGGCGCAGATCGACATGAAGTCGACGCAGGGCGCCGGGGAGACCCGCATCTCGATGCTGTCGCGGGTGCATCCGGTGGTGCTGGCCGCGTCGGAAGGCCTGCAAGGGTCGGCGTTGAATGCGGGGAACTTCGCGATGGCCCGCCGGATCTGGGCGGACACGTGGATCTTGCCGACGCTGCAGGACCTGTGCGCGGCGTTGGCGCCGCTGGTGAACGTCCCACCGGGCGCGGAGCTCTGGTATGACACGGCGGACGTGCCGATTCTACGTGAGGACGCGTTGAACGCGGCGCAGATCATGGAGATCGAGGCCGCGACGATCGGGTCGCTGATCCAGGCCGGGTTCACCGCTGAGTCTGCGGTGAAGGCGGTCAAGGGGCAGGACGCGAACCTGCTGCAGCATTCGGGGCTCGTCAGTGTCCAATTGCAGCAGCCCGGCGCCGGACAGACCAACGGAGCACCCCACGCCATAGGTGGCGGATTCCCGAAGGTGTCCCCGCCCAAGCTGCCGCGGCTGCCGCACGTCCCGCTCGCCCGGGCGGACGACGACGCGGACGACGACGAACTTGAGCAGGTTCTCCTCGACGTCGAGGAGAACCGCTATGACGTGTCCCCGATCGGGATGGGGAAGAACTGGGTCACCGGGGTCGGTGGGCTGCCGCTGTTCATCCGGGCGATCGCGCACGCCCTGATCCGCAACGGCCACACCGAATCCGAGGCGGTTCAGCTTGCGGTGGGTGTGGTGAAGAACTGGGCGTCCGGTGAGGGCCACGTCACCGCGAAGACCCGGGCCAAGGCCGCCGCGGCGCTGGCTGAGTGGGAAGCGAAGAAGGCCGCATCGCATGCCAAATGAGGGAGCCGTAATGACCGACGTTCTCGAGCGGGCCGACGCAAAGAAGCCGTACGGCGACGTCGCCTACGCCGACCCCGGCTATCAAAAAGATGGCAAGAAGCGTTACCCGCTGACCGCGGACAAGGTGAAGGCTGCCTGGTCATACATCAACCAGCCGGACAACGCGAAGCTCTATACCCCGGCACAGTTGAAGGCGATCAAAGGCCGCATCCGGGCGGCGATGGTGAAGTTCGGCCACACGGTCGCGGACATGCCGCAGCAGTCGAACTCCCGGCCGGCCGACCTGATGTGTGTGCGGGCGTTCGAGTTCGAGTCCCGCTCCTCCGATGACGGCCGGACCCTCGAGGGGTATGCGGCGGTGTTCAACCAGGCCGCCCGCATCCAGGACATGCAGGGCGAGTTCGACGAGGTGATCCTGCCCGGCGCGTTCACCCGCTCCCTGGAGCGGCGCACCCCGGTGCTGCAGTTCGAGCACGGCCGCGACCCCCGGGTCGGCGCGGTGCCGATCGGCGCGATCCAGGACCTACGCGAGGACGAGCAGGGCCTGTATGTGCGGGCCAGGTTGTTCGACAACGCGACGGTGGAACCGGTCCGGCAGGCCATCGCCGAGCGGGCGATCACGGGGATGTCGTTCCGGTTCTCCGTCCCGAAGGGCGGCGACACGTGGTCGAAGCGGGACGGCACCGACTACCGGGAGATCGGCGACACGGACACGCGGGAGATCGGGCCGGTCGTGTTCCCCGCCTACGACCAGACGACCGTCAGCGTGCGGTCCCTTCTCGCCCAGATGGATCCGGCTGAGCATCGCAGTCTGCTGCGTGAGCTCGCCGCCGAACTGCGGGCCATTGATGACTTCACCGGGGTATCCGACGCGCGGAGCTCGGGTCGCGGTGATGCCCAGAGGGCACAACCCACCACCAGGCAGCGCCTCGATGACGGGGCGCTACGACTGAGAGGCATTCTCAGATGACCGAAATCCTCGAGGAGCTCCGCGGCAAGGACGCGGCTGACCTCACCGACCGCACCACTCCCGACGAGCTCCGCGGCAAGACCGCGCAGGAACTCGACGACTTCGTCGAGATCCTCGACGCGCACCTCCGCTCTCTGCATCAGACCGAAGAGGGCGAGCTGCGGGAGAAGACCGACGACGAGCAGAAGGCGTTCGAGTACGGCCTGAAGCTCCGCGACGCCGCGATCAAGAAGATCGAGGAGAACCGGGCGATCCAGGAAGTGTTCCGCCGCCGCCCCAAGGCCGTGGAGCGGGCCGAGTTCCACGTCGGCAACCGCGACGACGCGTTCGGCGACGTCCGCCGCATGACGAACACCGAAGCCCGCGACAGCGCACTCCGGCGTCTGGACGACCGAGACGCCGCGATGCACCTCGACGCGGAGCAGAAGGCCCACGTAGAGAAGCAGCTGCGGAAGAACCCGACCATCGCCCGGCGGATCCTCGTCACCGAGAACGACGACTACCGCAACGCGTGGATGAAGCTGGTCACCGACCCGCACCCCATCCTGTCCCCGGAGGAGAACCGGGCCGTGCTGGCGTGGCAGGAGTTCCGCGCCATGGCCGACTTCACCACCACCGCCGGCGGTTTCGGCATCCCCGTGTTCATCGACCCGTCGATCATCATGACCGCGCAGGGATCGGGGAACCCGTTCCTGCAGATCTGTAAGCAGGTCGACATCAACACGACCGTCTGGAAGGGCGTCTCGTCGGCTGGTGTGACGTGGGCGTTCCAGACTGAGGGTTCGGTCACCACCGACAACGCGCCGACCCTGGCGCAGCCGACCGTGTCGGTGCACATGGCACGAGGTTTCATACCTTTCTCGATCGAGGTTCAGTCGGATTACCCGTCGTTCGCGTCGGAGATGTCGACGCTGCTCGCGGCCGGCTACGACGAGCTGCTGGTGCAGAAGTTCACCAACGGTTCCGGGTCGGGTGAGCCGAAGGGCATCCTGACCGCGATCTCGGCGACGTCGGGTGACCGGATCAAGTTCGCGTCCGGCACCGGTCTGTTGACCGCGGCCGACCCGTACGCGGTGTGGAAGGCGCTGCCGCAGCGGTTCCGCCGCGGCGCGTCGTGGCTCATGAGCATCGGTGTGAACAACGCGATTCGGCAGCTCGGCGCCGCGAACGTGTTCCACGGCTACACCGTGAACCTGCCCGAAGCATGGGCCGATCAGCTGTTCAACAAGCCGGTGTACGAGTCGCCGTACATGCCTGACTCGACGACGTGGACGACCACCGCCGAAGGCCAGGCCCTCGTCGGCGACTTCCAGCAGTTCGTGATCGCCCGCAACGGCGGCATGTCTGTGGAGTTGATCCCGAACCTCGTGCAGCAGGCGACTGCCGGCACCGGGTTCGGCATGCCCACCGGGCAGCGCGGCTGGTTCGCGTACGCCCGGATTGGTTCGGACTGCGTCAACACCGCGTCGTTCCGGCTGCTCGTCGCCAACAGCTAGACGGCACCACAAGACGTGGAAGCGCCCGTCCCCTCCGGAGCGGGCGCTCCCACTCATCCGGAGAAAGGAAAAGCCATGCCCACCACCGCCAAGAAGACCGAGACCGCGCCCGAACCAGTCGTTGTGCTGGGCGACGCGGGCGCGTCGAGTAACCCGCTCGTGCACCAGCTCCTCGCGCACCTCGAGATCGCCGAACGCAACGACGACAAGGACGCAGCGAAAGCTGCGGTCGCCGCGCTGGCCGAGCTCGGCGTCGCGCCGTGAACGTCGTCTTCGCGAAAGACACCGCCGAACTGCCCATCGCGTCCGGGCCGGTGTTCGTCCGGAAAGGCTCCCACTGGCCCGCCGATGACGCTGTGGTCAAGGCGTATCCGGGCTGGTTCACCGATGACCCGCGTTATGGGCTGTCCTGGTCCGGTCAGCCGCCCGCAGAGATGGCCGAACCCCCGGTCGAGACCGCCACCGCCGCACCCGGTGAGAAGCGGAGCACGGCCCGCCGTGGCTGAGCCTGACGAGCCGGACGCGGTGGTCATCGCCTACGTCTACTCCCGCGACGTCACCCACTCCTGGCACCACTCGATGATCGAACTGATCGGGTGGGACCTCGCCCACGAAGCCCGCGTGCTCCGCGGCGGCTACGTCGCGATGAAGTGCGGCACCGACGGTCTCGTGGACGCCCGGAACAAGGCGATCAAGCTGTTCCTCGAGGAGAAGCAGGCTGACTGGCTGTTCTGGGTCGACACCGACATGGGGTTCACCGGCGACACCCTGGAGCGGTTGATCGCTGCCGCGGACCCGGTGGAGCGGCCCATTGTCGGTGCTCTCGCGTTCACGCAACGCGAGGACGGTCAGGACGGGATGGGTGGCTGGCACACCAGCGCGGCACCGACCGTGTTCGACTGGCTCAAACTGGACGACGGGCAGATGGGGTTCGCGGTCCGCTGGGACTACCCGACCGACATGGTCACCCGGGTCGCGGGGACCGGGTCGGCGTGCATCCTGATCCACCGTTCGGTGTTCGAGCGGGTCGAAGCGAAGTACGGGCCGGTTTGGTACAACCGGATCCCGAACACCTCTACCGGGCAGTTGATCTCTGAGGATCTGTCGTTCTGCATGCGGGCCGGCACCCTCGACGTCCCGGTGCACGTGCATACCGGGGTGAAGACGAACCATCAGAAGGTGCTGTGGCTCGGCGAGGACGAGTACTTCGGGCAGGTCGCGCTGTCGAAGATCCGGCCCGAGATTCTGCCCGCGACGGAGCGCACCGCGGTCATCGTCCCGGTGATGCGACGCCCGCAGAACGCGCAGCCGTTCATGGATTCCTTCCGGGCCTCGGGGGCTGTTGACCTCGCCACCGTCTACGCCATCTGCGACACCGACGACGAAGACACCATCGCAGCGTGGAAATCGGCTGGTGCCGAACCCTGCTATCCGCTGTATCCCGACGGCAATGAGACACCGGGCACCTTTGCGCAGAAGGTGAACTGGGGATATCGGCTCACCGAGGAACCGTGGCTGTTCCTCGTCGGCGACGACGTGCGGTTCAAGCCGGGCTGGCTCGACCACGCACAGCACGAGGCCCGTGACGGCTACGACGTGATCGGCACCAACGACCTCCACAACCCCCGCGTCACTTCGGGGCAGCACGCCACTCACCTCCTCATCCGCCGCTCCTATGTGGACGAGCAGGGCGCGTCCTGGGACGGCCCGAAAGTCGTCGCCCACGACGGCTACCGGCACTGGTTCGTCGACGACGAAATCGTCACTGCGGCGAAGCAGCGAGAGACATGGACCTTCGCGGCCCGCTCGGAGGTGGAGCATCTGCATCCACTGTTCGGGCTCGCCGAGGACGACGACGTGTACCGGCTCGGGCAGGCCCACGCCGAGCAGGACAAGGCGCTGTTCCTGGAACGGCTCGCCGCGAATGCACCCTGAGGCGATGGCGTGGATCGCCGACCACGCCACAGACCAGCCCGTCGAGGTGCTCGACATCGGCGGCCGAGACGTCACCGGAGACTGGGGCGGCTCACCCCGCGACCTGTTTCCCAACGCCACCATCTACCACGTCCTCGACATCACCGACGGGCCCGACGTGGACATCGTCGCCGACGCCGCGACGTGGCAGCCCAACGGGCGCCGGTACGACGTCGTGGTCTCCGCGGAGTGCTTCGAGCACACCCCCGCGTGGCCCGCGATTTGTAGGAAAGCGCTAGAAGCTTTAAAACCGGGCGGCAGATTCATAGCCACCATGGCCGGACCGGGCCGCCGGCCGCACGGCGCGCTCGGCGACGTAGACCCAGGGCTCGGTGAGCACTACGCGAACATCCGCCCCCGGCGGCTCCGTGACGTGCTTGAGCAGGCCGGGTTCGCGGGCGTGACCATCGACCAGCAACCCGAGCCCGCTGACGTGCGGGTCGTCGCGACCAAACCGGAGGCGTGATGTACGACCTCGGCGACGTTGTGCACCTGACGTGGGAAGTCCGCGACATCACCGGCGCGCTCGCTGCCTCCACCATCGCCGTGACCATCACCCTCCCCGACCAGACACCTGCCGGGCCGTTCACCCCCGCGAACCCGTCCCTCGGCGAGTATTCCTACGACTACACGACCACGCAGGCCGGCCGGCACGTCGTGCGGGCGGTGGGTACTGCGGCAGCGTTCGCGCACACCGATGTGTTCGACGTCGAACCGGCCGCGTCCATCGCGCTCGTGTCCCTCGCCAGCATCAAAACGCAACTCGGGAAGACGACGAACACCGCCGACGATGAGCTGCGCGGGTACCTGCTGTCGGCGTCTGAGAACATCGAATCGACATGCGGGCCTTGCGCGGTCCGCACCTTCACCGAACGGCTCTACGCCACCACCGGGACCCGCCGCTCGATGTGGCTGTCGAACACGCCCGTCGTGTCGCTGACCAGCATGACCCCGGTCTACTCGTGGTCGATCGCGATCAACCCGGCCACCGACGTCACCGTGAACCTGGACACCGGGGAGATCACCCGCCTCGACGCGTGGCCGTTCATCGGCGACTACGACGTCGCCTACAAGGCCGGCCGGGTGGTGATCCCGTCGTCGCTGCGCACCGCATGCCAGATCATCGTGCAGCACCTGTGGGACACCCGCAGGGGTGGCGCGACTGTGTCGTTCGCTGGTGACGACACCGTCACGCTGGCCGGTTGGGGATACGCAATCCCATCCCGAGCCGCAGAGCTGATCAGCGGCTACCTCGAGATGATGTTCGTCGCGTGAGCACCCTCACGCTGATCCCCGACACCGTCGACTACCTTGTCGCCCTATTTAAAGCCGCACCCACGATCGGCGGGGCGACACCTCCAGTGGAGGTCATCGACGGCCCGATGCCCAGCTCAGGGACGCTTCCGCTCGGGCTGTGGGTAGGTGTTGACGATCTGGTCGCCGCATCCAGAGGCGAGGACACCACCGCCGGGACGAGCGATAAATCCCGCGAGGTCTTCGGGCAGGGCCGCGACGAGACGATCACCGTGTATTGCGTCGCGGCTGCATGGTCCGGCAACGAGCAGGACGGCTACACGTCCGTCCGCGCAGCCGCAAAGGGGATCATGACCGCTGTCGAGGCCGTTGTCGCTGCCGACACCGGAGCCCCACCGACGTCGCAGGCACCGGGTGTCACCGCAGCCGAGTGGCGGCAACGCCCCAACTCCGGGCTGCAGGTGTTCGTCCCATTCGAGATCATCTACCGAGCTCTGTGAGGGACTGATGGATAAGACGTTGAGCGATGCGATCGCGGTCGCGAACCACCACGGGCTGACCGACCGGGAGATCGCGACGGCTGTGGAAGCGGCGACTGCCGCCAAGCGGGCCGAGAGTGAGCGGCCGGGGCTGGTGGCGTTAGTGCATCCGGATCTACCGGGTAGGCCGCCGTATCTGACGGATCCGGATGCGGTGGAGGTGTATCTGCGGTCGGGGTGGCAGCGCGCACCCGAACCCGAGCCCGAGCCCGAGCTGGCTGGTGGTGATCTGCCGAAGGGCAACGCCTCCCGGGACGAGTGGTGGGCGTACGCGCTCGGCCACGGCCTCACCGAGGAAGACGTCGCATCACTGAGCCGCGACGAGATCCGCGACCACTTCACCCGGGACACCGATGAGGAGACTCCATGAGCACGATCACCGTGACGACGCCGACGATCGGCGACGACGTCACCCCGGCGTTCACGACATGCACCGCTGCGGACAAGTTCTCCGCGACCGGCGGGAAGTACATCCTGTACTACAAGAACGGCGGCGGCGGGGCGCTCACCACGGCGTTCGTGCTCAACACGGCAGCGGCCCCGTCGGGCACGTTCCCGGCCGCGCCTGCCGGCGCGACGAACCCGCTGGACTACAGGCTGTCGAACGGGATCCCGATCAGCACCGACGCGGTCTGTGTCATTCCGGACGTGACCCCGTACGTCGATGCGACGAACTTCGTGAACCTGAAGCACACCGGCCTGACCGGCACGCCGACCGTCGCCGTCGTCGGCCCCCTCTAAACCGTCCCCCTAGCTCTCCAACCCCGCCGCCCGGGGTTCTTCGTCACGCCCCGAGAAAGGTCCCCCGATGGCTGCACCGGCACTTGCCACGCTCAACCCGTACCTGCCGATCGACATCCGCAAGTTCTACTGGGTGCCGACGATCTCGAACATCGCCGGCCCGACCCGCGGCGAGCTCGACGCCGGCAACGACCTGACCCCGCAGGTCGTCGACGCCCCGGGCTGGTTCATCGACGGCTCGATCGTCCAGTCGCAGTCGTTCGTCGGCCCCGCGTTGAACCTCATCGGGGCGCAGTCCTTCGCGGATTCGTCGCTGGTGATGCGGCTCTCCCGGACGTCGACGGACGCCCGGACGATCCTGATCGTGCAGCGCCCGGCGTTGACGGGGTACATCGTGAAGTTCCCGGAGGGTGACACGACGGGTTTCAAGATGGACGTGTTCTCGGTGGCGGTGAATGCGGCGCCGCAGTCTCCGGGGCAGTTGGATCCGGCGACGGCGGAGTTCAAGTTCGCGATCTTCGACGCCCGCGCCCGCGTCACCGTGCCTTAGTCGGCTAGGTGGCGCCGCCAACTGTTGCGGGCACCTAGGGGCTGGCTGGCGCGGGCGGCTATCTCCGCCCGCCGGGCCTGCTCGGATTGGCGTGGCCCGACTTGGCCTGCTGGCGCGGCGAACGCTGCCCACAGCAACCCGAACACGCCGAGCAGTAGTCCGGCGACGACGAACCCGCCAACGGAGCGGCCTTTCGAATGGGCGATGACGCCCGCGAACCCGGCGCATACCACCCAGAGCAGCACTAACGCGATGACCATGATGTCTCCTCCCGCATCTGCGGTGAGGGTAAGCCCAGAACTGTCCAGGGGGAAAGCGTGAAGCTGAACATCAACGGCACGTTCTACGACTGGGACTGGGGTCACGTCCCGATCCGGGACGCGATGATGCTGAAGACCGCGACCGGAATGAACATGACGCCGTTCGCACGGTCCTTCGATGACCTCGACCCGGAATGCCTGCTCGCGGTGGCGTGGGTGGTGCTCACCCGCGCCGGGGTGAGGGCAGCGGACGGGACACCGCTCAAGCTCGCCGACGTCCCCGATTTCGACCTCAACACGTTCGTCGCCCTCGACGAACCCGATGAGCCGGACCCTACTGGTGGCGGGACCGAACCTGGGGCGACTCCGGATTTGATCCCGCCCGAGCTATCGACTGCTACGGGCTGAGCATCTCTGCGGTGTTCCACATCCCGCCGTGGGAGCAGCACCGGTTGACCGTGCAGGAACTCGAGGCTGCGTGCCGGCACATCGATCCGGGTCTGGGGAAGATGAGGAGGTGAGCTGATGACGCCTTCGGTGAAGGTGAGCGTGGAGACGCGAGGCGCGGACAAGCTCGCCCGGGTCAGCGCCGCGCTGCGAGCGGCCGGGGACAAGGATTTGCAGCGGGAACTGCGTCGGGCGATGACCCGCACCACCAAGCCGCTGCGTAAGGCCGCCAAGGATGGCGCGTTGCAGATCCTGCCGCACCGCGGTGGCCTCGATGAGCATGTCGCTGCGACGGCCCGGTTCGCGACCCGTGTCACCGCGAACGCTGGCGGAGCTCGGCTTCGGATTATAGG